TCTTTTCATAAGCTTTCTTTGCCTCAATCATTTTCTTTTTGAAGACCACACGATCTCCATACATCTTATCCATCAACTCTGGTAAGAATCCACGAACATCTTTACGGAACATTGCACCATTTGCACAGACAGCAGTGTCTTTATACATTTCAAATGTAAGTTCCTGATTAAGTATCTTATCAACAGTGACTGATGGGTGCCTTGTTTCAACAAGAGTTTCTGGAGAAATATTATACTGCATAATCAAGTGTGGATACAGACTATTCAAGTCAAAGGAAACAACCCAATCATACTTTCCCGGAATCGGTTCTTTCACATATGCACCTGCATACTTTTCTGCCTTTGATGATCGATTCTTTGGAGGGATTACAATGTTACGTTTCTTGAGATAATTGTAGATGATAGTATCCCACATTCTTACCTGATAGAACACATCATTATAATTGACCTTGGCATCATAAGCCATCGTCAATGCAAGTTCAATCAGTTTCATCTTATCTTCTAAACGGTCAACAAGTTCCACGTCAATGATGTTGTATTCAATAAACTTTTGCCAACCTTTTGTATAAAAATCTTTGAAGGTATCAAACTCAGAGTGGTCGAGTTTCTTTTGTCCAAGTTCTACGCTTGCAATATAATCGAGTCGATATGATTCTTGTGCCTTATATGTAAACTTCTTATATAGATCTAAGTAATCAAGTTGTGTCACACCACCAATATCAAACGTGGTATTCTTACGTCCGTTGATATAAACTTCTCCTTCGGATACGAGACCCCAAGGTGACATGCGTTTCATGATCTTTTCACCAAGCACACGATTGATGCGTTTACAAATATAAGGAATATCATATAACTGAATGTTCCAACCAGTAACCACATCAGGGACATCTTGCATCCAATAATTAATAAATGTGCGAAGTAAATTTTCCTCCGTATTGCAACAGTGATAAGTCACATTGTCTTGTTTATTATTAAATGGCTTTACACCCCAAGTGGTGATTTCTTTTGTTGTATAATCCTGTATTGTGATTGCAAGTATTTCTTCAGAGCATGATTCAACATCTGGGAACCCTTGTTCAGATGACACCTCAATATCAAGTGTGACTAATTTGATCTGACTAATATCAAACTTAACTTCATCTTCTGGATACTTATCTGATATGTATTGATAGATATAGCGATCATTTCCGTATATTTCAAATCCTTCTACTTCATCATACTTTTTAAAAAAGTCACGACAATCTCTTACAGTTCCGGGTTTAACAGCATCTACCGGAGTTCCATTTAGTGTTTTATATTTTGTTTTCTTTTTTGATCTAACGAAGAGAGTAGGAAAGAACTCATCTCTGTGTGCATATCTCTTTCCATTTTCAACACCACGAACCAGAAATTGATTACCAATCAACTGGACATTAGTATAGAATTTCATTGTCGTTCCTCAAGATATATAGCCAATTTTTTTATTCCATCTAAACTATCACCATGTAAACCGAAAGACGTATTACATTTTTTACATATCCAACCACGAAACTCCTTTTTAATCGGATCATGATCAAAGCACATACCATCCATTCCCATACCATATGTCATAGGGGTGCTGCAACACTGACAGGGAGTACCTTCTGGTGGTCTAATCTGTTTAATTCTTCCTCCTCTTCCCCATATCTTACGTATGGCAATTATTTTAGAATCTATTTGAGAGTCTCGACATTTTTTACAAATTTTACGATGAAACTTTTGTGACCCATAAGAGTTAATAGAAAAATCATTTAATGATTTGGAAACTCCACACTTCCTACACTTTTGAGTTGGACACTCTTCTTCTATTCCAAGTAATTCAGCAAGTGGATTCATTTAAGAAGATCTTGATATTTTTCAAGTAAAGTTGGTTTAGGATCAACAAGAGTTAAGATCTTATCTGATGATAGCATAAAAACACTTTGATTGGTAGACTCAACTAACCATGGTGAGAGTGTGTTATTTTCTCCAACAA